ACAAATGCTACGTCAAGCTCAACACAAATCGCAACAACTGATGGAAAAGGTCTTGTCTTCTCCATGGTTTTCGGATATTAATCTAGAAGGAGAATAAAATATGGCAACACCGAATCTTGTAAATATAGCAACGATTACACCTAAAAATGCTATGGGTAGTTTAAGTGATACTAACAGAACTACAATGATTGATGTCCCTGCAGAAACTGCAGTAAGAATTGATACAATATTATTAGCAAACATTGATGGAACTAACGCTGTTGATGCAACAGTAGAGATTAGTAATGACAATGGTTCAACTTATTATAAAATTGCAAGTACAATTTCCGTACCTGCAGATTCAACACTAGATTTAATTAGCAGACCTATATATTTGGATGAAACAGATTTAATCGCTGTAACAGCAGGCGCTGCTAACGATTTAGCTTTTCATGTTTCGTATGTAGAAATGTTAGATTAATAGGAGGATATGAATGCCAAAAATTATTAAACCAGTAGCAAAAGGAACTTTTACAGTAGCGTCAATTTCAGTTGACTCTCAAGGTAGAATTGTTACTGCTGCAAGTGGAAGTGCAGGAGGAGCGTTAGACGTTATGAGTGTTGCACAAGGTTCTTCAGGTAATGGAAATTATGTTGCAAACCCAGCTGCAAATAACGCAACAATTTACGCTTGTGGTGGAGGCGGCGGAGGTGGCCGTGGTGGAGATTCATCAGATAGAAGAGGTGGAAATGGTGGAACAGGAGGCTTCGGAGCTTTCTTTGTTCCTGTTTCAGGTGGAACTACTTATTCGTTTACTGTAGGAGGTGGAGGAAGCGGAGCGCCACCAAACAGTCCACAAAATGGTCAAGCAGGTCAAGCAAGTACAATGCCTGGTCTTTCAGTTACAGCAAACGGTGGTAACGGAGGTCAAAGAGGATATTTCATGGTACAGAACCCAGGTAACACTGGATCAGCTCCAGGAGCAACTAACACTATTACAACTGGAAGTGTGGCTCCTTTTTTCACTAATGCAGGAGAAGGTGGCGATGGTAAACAAGGACCAGCTACAGCAGGAGATTCTGGAAATGCTGGATTTGTTATAGCTTATGATAATGTTGGAGAATAATGACAAAACATATTTTAAGAAATGCTGAAAATTTTATGCAAAAAATTTGTGAGGACGATGCATCAAAAGATTTTTGGTTGAGAAGTGGATGTGATAATTCCGTAGAAATATCAGATGCAGATGTTTTAGCTTTAGCTAGAGGACATAAAGGTTTTAGATTAAACGATGATAAAACTGAAAAAGAGGCACACCCAGATAATTTAGATGAAACAATGGCTGATGGCACTAGGTTTGATAGTTTAACTAAAGATTTTACACAAGAAGAAATTCAAAAACATTTAACTGATTTAATATATAGAATGGAGACGGACATGGCTAATTATAAAGACAACCCTCCTGCTATTTGGACTACAAATTATAATGCTTTACTTTCAATTAATATTAGCTCACTTAGTTATCCAATCAATGGATGCACATGGGTTGATTGTTTAGAAAAAAATGATATACATATTCCATCTTCGATGGAATTTTAATGAAAGAAAACATAATTGAGTTTAAGGCTGCTCCTTCAATAGTTAGGGACAAAGCGCTTCACCCAGATCCTGGTTTATTACATATACCAAAATGGTATAAACAAGTTCCGAATCCAGATTCTCATAAAGATAGAACCATAAAAGCGTGCAAACCTTTTTTAGATTCTTTGTTAGCTGGTTACATATTAAAAAATCCTCTTGATCAAATAGTTAATTTTAATGTTTATAATGAAGATAAAAAAGCCACTGGAACTTGGATAGAAGTAAAAGGAGATGCTGTGCCTTTTAAAGCTTACAATAATGTAAACTCAGGAGGATCAGGAGAACCAGATGGTGGAAAAGAATTTCATCCAATACATCAAGTAGGAGGAATGACTTGTCCATATTCTAAAAAAAATTTAGGATATCCTATTTATAAATTATTAAATCCATGGACAATTAAAATAGAAAGAGGATATAGTGTTCTTATATTACCACCTATTAATAGACCGGATGACCGTTTTGAGATACTATCAGGAATTGTAGATAGTGGGCATGAAATACCTACTAATTTTCCTTGTGTTTTTAAAAAACAAGGAACTTGGGTTTTAAAAAAAGGAACACCGATTGCCACTATTTTTCCTTTCAAAATAGAAAGTTGGAGAGCAAAAGTATCAGAAACAACACCAAATGAAACAATGGCTAGCTTATGGAAATATTCTAGTGAATTAAAAGCGTGGTATGAAAATCATTTTTGGAATAAAAAGTCATGGAAATAAAAAATTTAATCGGTGTCTATCGTAATTTTTTAACACCTAAACAAATATCGGCTTTTTTAAGAAGTTTTAAAGATAAAGAATTTGTTGATGCAGAGGTAATAGTTCAAGACGGTTCATCTCAGATTGATAAAGAAACAAGGTTAGTGCAACATTATGGTTTAAATATGCGTAGAACAATGACCGAGTGTCATTGGTTTAATTTTATAAGAGCAAAAATGTATCGTTGTTTTTTAAATTATATCGAAGATAAAAAAATAGTTGTATCCACTTCGCAAATGCAAGAACTTACATTGTTAAAATATGGACCTGGTGGTTTTTATAAACCTCATGTTGATCATAGATTTAATCCAAAAAATATAGGAACATCTAGAGAAATTTCTATCATCATATTTTTAAATAACGATTACAAAGGTGGACACTTACATTTTTTTGACACAAATCATAAAGAGGTTATTTTAGATGTAGAGCCAGAGCCAGGTAAAATTATCATGTGGCCAAGTAATTTTTTATTTCCTCACGCAGCAACAAAGGTAGAAGAAGGGACAAGGTTTGTATTAGTATCATGGCTAGTTTAAAAAATTACATATATGTTAAAGATCTCTTATCAAAAGATGAGGTAGAACTTTTGTGGCAATATGGGGTTAACGTTCATAGAAGATTTGATAATTTAGATAAAGAACATGATGAATATCAAACTTCTTTAGGAGAAACCTGTAAGTATGGTGACCCTTTAATCGATGGAGTGTTGATATTAAAAAAAGAAAAAATTGAAAAAGAATTAGGTAAAGAATTATTACCTACCTACACTTATTGGAGAATGTATAATCAATATTCAGAATTAGAAAAACATACCGATAGAGAAGCATGTGAATACACAGTCAGCATTACCATAAAACAAGATGTGGAATGGCCTTTGTTTATTGGTAAAAATAAAGTTTACATAGAGTCAGGAGATGGTGTTTTATATCAAGGAACTAAAATTGAACATTGGCGAGAAGAATATGAGGGCGACTATGCAATGCAACTATTCTTGCATTATGTTTTAAAAGATGGTAAGTTCGCAGATGAAGCGTTGGATAGAAGACAATCGTTAGGAGTTAGAAAGTGAAATTTAATTACAAAGAAAATAGTTTTGAAATAGTGTTTGATGATAAAGAAAAAAAGATAGTTAGTGACATAGGGAAACTTACTTTAGATTATGTAAATGCAAAACATTTTGTAAATCATTTATCACATGTAGTAACAGAAACACACAGAAAATATTTAAACTCTCAAGGTGATAAAATTAAAAAACAATTAACTTTTGAAGAAACAGAAATAGAGACAAAATAAATGGAAACAGTTTCTGTTGGAGTTCCTGTTTTTAAATCAAAAATTAAAGAACATGATCAATTAAAAAAATCAGTTTTAAATGCTATGGATAATTCTAAAGATGGTTATTTAAAAGATTTTGATACCAAAGATGATCTTATTCATAAACTTGATTATGATAATTCAGCAGATTTTAATAGACCTTGGGTTAAGATTATAGGTAACTCCGTACAAGAAGAATTAAATAATATGGCTACATCAGTTGGATATATTAGAGCCCTCGTACACAATATTTGGTATCAATCTTATAATCAAGATGGTAGGCACGGATGGCATACTCATGGTTCAAACTACACTGGGGTATACTATTTAAATTTTAAAAAAGATAAACATCCTAAAACAGATATAAAACTGCCTTTAGTTAGAAACGAACAATTTTTTTTAGATGTTGAAGAGGGGGATATTATTGCTTTTCCCTCTTTCTTTAAACACAGAGCACCTAAAAATAATTATAACTTAACAAAAACAATTATATCTTTTAATTTTGATTTAATAAATGAATAGTTATGGAAATACAAAAACATTTTAATAGAAAAGTTTTACAGGAATATTTTTTTATAGAGGGGACAATAGATATAGATTGCGATTATTTTATTACAAAAATAAGAGAAGGTGTTAATCAACAAAATGCTTTAAACTATAAAACTAATATTAACGGTAAAATGACCTCTTGGATTTATTTTAATGAGGACATTCATTTTATAGAAATTATGCAAAAGTTTAATAATTACGTTGATGATAATTATAACATTCAAAAATACTATTTACTAGATTCATGGGGTTTTTGTGTTGGTAAAAATGAACACACTAAGTTTCACAGCCATACTAGATGTCTTTGGTCTGGTGTTATATATTTAAATGATAGTGATCAGACTTTAGATTTTCCTCAAATTAATATTAAAGTAAAACCAGAGAAAGGAAAGTTTGCTTTATTTTCTTCTTTTTTAGAACACGGATGTCAAAAAAATTTAAATGATAGTTTTAAATGGGGTCTTAGTTTTAACAATACAGAACAAAGCCCTTGGTAGTTTATGATTAATATTATTAATGATTTTTATAGTCCATCTGAGTTAGGTTTAATGACTCTTTGTTTTTTAAATTATAATTTTTCTTCTACTTATCAATCAAAAGAATATGTATTTACTAATAGATCACAAGCATATCCTTGTTATGAAACTGATCAAATGGAAGAAAGTGAGGATAAATTATCTCCATATCAAATATTTAAAAATACTTTTGAATCTAAAACAAATATAAAAATATTAAAACTACAAACGTTTCTTAGAAAAACTAAACTTGAAGAATTAAAAAATTCTGCTGTTTGGAAAAAAGATAGACCACATAGAGATAGTATTAAATATGATTTAGCTGGTTTAATTTATTTTAATTCTAATTGTTTAAAAGATGGAACAAACATGTACAACACTATGACAGATTTTGAACCCACAGCTGTTGTTGGGTCAAGAGTTAATAGGTGTGTTTTTTATTCTACTCAACAACCACATAGTCCAACTATAGATCAAACTGTTGAAGAAAGATGGGTGCAACCTTTTTTCATAGTTTATAAAAAAGAAACTTTAGAAAAAGTATAATGTATTTTGTATTTGTAGAATTTGTTGAAACAGAAAAGTTTCAATATTTAAAGATTCAAAAAAATGGATCCTCTAGTATTTGTGAGATTATAGAAAACTCTATGGATTTTAAATACGTTAATAATAAAAATTTAAATAAAATTAGATGGACTGTAATAAGAGATCCATATGAAAGATTTGTAAGTGGTTTACAGTATGATTTAACAAGACAAAAATTAAATTTAGAAGACATAAATATTAATGAGGCTTTTGTCAGTAATTATCTAAATCCAATGAATGGTTTGAAAGGGAACATGAACCACGCAACATCACAAGTCCCTTTTTTAATTAACACTGATATAAACTATTACATAGATATAAAAGACTTAGATATATTTTTAAATATGCATTTTAACAAAACTTTAAATATTAATAAAACCGAGTGTAAATTAACATTAGATAGACAAGAAATAATGAAACATTTAGTTGTAGATTATCAAGTTTACAATCAAATACAAAACTCGCCTTATCTTTGGAAATGGCAACAAGGCAAAATATTTTAATGAAACAAAACTATATAATAAAAGATAATTTTTTATCAAAAGAATACTATGAAAAAATTAAAAATTTTTTAAATCATCAATACGACATACCATGGTATTGGAGTAAAACTGATACAGGTCAAAGCAAAAATAAAAATGGTTATTTTACATTTTCTTTTTACGATCACAATAGACCGGGACACCCTGCTTTTGAACTTTTAACAGATTTGTTAAAACAGTTAGAGTGTAATGCACCAATAGAAATTAGAGCAAACTTATCTTTTAGAGATGTAGATTGTATAGAATCAAATTTTCATACAGATTTTAATTACAAGAATAGTAAAACAGCCATACTATATTTTACGACCTGTAATGCTAAAACAGTATTAAAAATAGATGAAGAAGAGATTGTTTGTGACTCTGTTGAAAATAGGGTCTTACTATTTGACTCAAACATTCAACACAAAGTCATATATCAAACCGACGTTCACAAACGACACATCATAAATATTAACTTTTTTTGAGGTTGATTATAGCTTTCAAAGGCTGTAAATCTGTGATATTAGCTACTTAATATATAATGAGGTTATATGCTACAAAAAATAGGATTTCAGCCAGGTATCAATAAACAAATCTCAGAAACCACAGCAGAGGGTCAGTGGGTAGATTGTGATAATGTTCGATTTAGATATGGTACACCTGAAAAAATAGGTGGTTGGAAACAATTAGGTGATGATGAGATAACAGGAGCTGTTAGAGGATTACATCATTACGTTAATAGTTTAGGTAGAAAATACTCAATTATAGGATCAAATAGAATTTTATATGCATTTTCAGGAGGTGTGTTTTATGACATACACCCTATTAAATCTACAACAACACTTACTAATGCTTTTAGCACAACCAATGGGTCAGCAGTTGTAACAATAACTTTTTCAGGATCACATGGTATATTAGAAAATGATATTATACTGTTAGATAATTTTTCTACAATTACAGGTTCTAATTTTAGCGCATCTGATTTTGATGATAAAAAATTTATGGTGACATCTGTGCCTTCAGCTACGACGTTAACTATAACAATGCCATCAAATGAGTCAGGATCTGGTGCTACTACATCAGGTGGTATTAGAGTTCAACATTACTATACAGTAGGGCCGGCGGTTCAAGCAAAAGGTTTTGGTTGGGGTTTAGGATCTTGGGGTGGTGAAGAAGCTGGAGCAGCAACAACTACTTTAAACGGTGCAATCAATGATTCTGTAACAACTCTTACATTATCAGATGCTTCTCAGTTTCCAAGTTCTGGCACTAATTTTGTTATTATAGGTTCTGAAGAAATTTCTTACACAGGCGTTAGTGGTAATACACTTACAGGTTTGACAAGAGGAGTTGCAGGTACAACTGCAGCATCTCATAGTGATGGAGCAACTGTTACAAACTCTACTGATTATATTGCATGGGGAGAAGCAGCATCAGGAGATTTAATTATTGAACCTGGTATGTGGTCATTAGATAATTTTGGTGACAAAGCTATTTGTTTAATTCACGATGGTGCTGTATTTGAATGGGATTCAAGTGCATCAAATGCAACTGCAACAAGAGCAACAATTATATCTGGTGCACCAACTGCATCAAGACATATGTTAGTATCTACACCGGATAGACACTTAGTATTTTTTGGAACGGAAACAACTATTGGAGATACATCTACACAAGATGATATGTTTATTAGATTCTCGGATCAAGAGGATATAAATACATATACGCCTACAGCAACTAATACAGCTGGTACACAAAGACTAGCCGATGGATCACAGATCAGAGGAGCTATTAGAGGTAGAGATGCAATCTATGTTTGGACCGATACAGCTTTATTTACACAACGTTTTGTTGGTCAACCTTTTACGTTTGCATTTGCACAAGTTGGAACTAACTGTGGACTCGTTGGACAGAATGCTTGTGTAGAAGTTGATGGTGCTGCATACTGGATGTCAGAAAATGGATTCTTTAGATATGCTGGTAAATTAGAATCACTACCATGTTTGGTAGAGGACTTTGTTTATGATAGTATAAATTTAGAATCTGGTAATCAAATGGTATCAGCAGGATTAAATAATTTATTTGGTGAG